AATGTTATCATTCTGGTAATCTACCCACTGCATCGTAACAGTAGCCAGTGTGGACAAATGGAATATCCTATCTCCGTTTTTAGCCATCGGCCAGCAAGGAGCCTCACCGGCTCCGTCATAGCCGTTTGATTTTTTCCAGGTCTTTGCTTTTTCAATATTATTTGCGCTGCTGTCTGCAGCAAGATCACTATTGACCCATGCATACCAATGACCGTTAATCTTCTGGGCTGCTGCTTTAAGGGCAGCATCGACTTCGGGTATATAGCTCCAACCAGGGGCGGCAAGTATAGTGGGTATCATATTATACTTACTATATACCAGGTCGACAACCGAAATGCCTGTCTTTACACCGGTAGTCGGATTGGTTCCACCAATCACTTCCGTGGCAGTTATTGCATCAGGGTTGACCTCATCAAACGTCACCGTAACCGGTGATGTCATGTTTCCGGTTAAGTCTTTTAAGAGCACCTTACTTCCATCCGTAGTATACTCCACACTGAAATCAACGCCCAAGGTTTTACCCTCAATTGAGCAAGTTTTAAGTATTACCTTGTCACTTTCGATATATCCCTGCCCATTCGCAAGAATTACCTGAGCCTGCTGTTCCGGCGTCTGGATAGTGTCTGGATCCAGGACATTAACAAGAACTATAGGTCCTATTACTTGTATGTCATTTTTAAAATGTGCATAAATAGCTTCGCACAGATCATAATCTTGCCAATTGTCCGAGTAGCCAAATTTTGCCTGTGCGTCTGAAAAGCTCTGGACTAAAATAGGAGTGTTGACTTTCCCTGAATAGTCCATGATCTGGTGTATTGGTAACCTACCGAAATATACCGGTAGCGTACCAACACCGCTTGGAGATAATGCATCCTGTGTGGCCTGCATTTCTCCATATGTTCCATGTTTGTAAGGCACTTAGATCACCCTTTCTATAATTCTATTTTTGCCTTAGGATAGGATTGCTTTTTAACCGAAAAAGCTACCCACCCGTACCAATATGGGTAAGGTTGTTGTTCCTGGTACATACCCCACCTGATTGGGTATTCGATTGAAACTCCATTAAGTATCTGATTTTTTGCTATCTCCGCAACTGTCCGGTCAATTAGGTTTAGCAAATCAACATAACCATTAAAATCAGGAGCATATTCAACAGAACCGCCTTCCTGGATAGTATGTAGCCCCGGGCTATAGACTGCTGCAGAAATCCTAATAGGCAAATTGGCTTCTTGCCCATCGTCGTTCCCCTCATCCATGCCCACAACCAGACATGGAATTGCAGTCTCCAATTCAGGAGGTAGAAATCCTTTTGGAGGAATCCAACCAATATGCACAGCAGGATTTACAAGCTCATAGTTGTCAATATCATTATCGCTTGGTTTTTGCAACTTAAGATGTTTGCACACATTTTCTTCAAGAAACGTTTTTATATTTTCAAGTATTGTAACCGTTGTCAGATCTATCCCCTCCTTATGTTTTTATCTATGCTGGTCATTATGCGTATAATTTCGTGGTTAAGTCTTTCTTCCAACTTGTCCTGAGCTAACTGCTGTACCTGTTCGCCTACTTTTTCGTTGGTAATCATTTGCGGAACTGACAACGTACGGATTGGAGCGATCATTTCTCTTCTATAAGGCTGTCCTTTTTTAGGCCCTCTCTTATAAACCTTGCCTGCATATCTTCCTTTTTCGGGAACTACTATTTTGCCTATCCTCTTGAATACATTAAATGGAATTTTATCTGGATCTTTGGCACCTGTTGGAGCAACAAAGCCTTTTTTAGATGCTATTTTGCCCTTTGACCGCTTTATCTGTACCATTACAGTCTGCCGGCTTGGAGTTTTTGGAGTATATGGGAAGTGTGCAAAGCTAAGCCTACGGCCTGTAGAAGTTACCGATGCTTCAAGGCTTGAACTACTTGGCTTGTTTTTTTTCAATGTGCTCAAGACATCGTTTTTCTTAATTGCATAGGATTTAGGTACTAACTTGCCTATCTGCGTATAAGTGAAATCAACTGTCCTGTTTAGTGCATGATAAGTAGCTTCGGCAACCTCTTTTTCGAAGCCTTTTAATTCTTTTGTCAAACGCTCTATTTCTCTTGTATCAATGGTTATTATTCCATAATCCACACCATCAGCCTCCATAGTTTCGACTCAGGATGATTTCGTAAACACCATCCGAATCTCTCACATTAGTCACATACATTTGCCTTTTGTCAAATTTTTGAGCTTCACCAATAGTAGGTCTTTCGCCATAATCAGATGCTTTTACAAAATAAAGGAGTTCTCCGATACTAATACCGTCAAACTCCTTTTTTGTACGTTCCATGAGCAGCTCATTATCCACTACTATAGTTAATTCTCGACCGTTGATTACGTGAGTTTCTCCGAATTCGTCAGGATTAAAAAATATATCAAGGTCTTGCTGCAAATAATCCTTAAAATTAGCCATGGTCATCACCTGTAGGTTTTTTAGGTTTCTCCAGCTTATCTGCCTTTGTCGGCTTATCTGATACTTCCTCAGCCTGTTGGGATTGCTCTTCTTCCTGAAGGTCTGTTTTAGCAGTCTCCACAAATTCAGCAACGCCATTTTTAACCATTTGGTTTTGCTGCTCCATCGGAAGAAAGTCAATTATTTTCCCTGCATCAACGATTATTCCCTTGTGATTCAAGGGAAATTTTAGCTTAATCATGGTATTCCCTCCAGTTAACCAATTTTCACTTTAGCAACAACCCCAGTAGTTTCTTTTGCTTCCACACACCACCCAGCCGGAACGGTATCACTTGATTCCTTTGTTAATTTACCATTAGTAGCATCCCAGTATAACTGATCACCAACACTAAAAGCAGCATCATTTACCGCAGGTAACTCGTATATACCTTCAGTACGGACGCCGCCTATCCCACCTACTGGAATATTTTCCGCAGCAACTCCGATTCTGCTGATCATCGGCACCACATCGTTGTATGCAATATTAGAAGCACCATTGTTGACATAGTCAATTATTTCACCTTTCTGGATGTATGTTCCCTTTGCCATATAGCATTTACCTCCTTAATGAATTAAGGGCGCACTACTGCGCCCATTATTTATTTATAAAAGGTTTACTGATAATATTACTGCCCAGGATTCTTGAATAATCCCCTATAATCAAGTACAGTTACACCATAATCTATGTAGATTCTCCACTTGATACCGAGGAAATCAAAGCCCACCTGGCTTTCGAGCTTTGGCATATCATCTCCATTTAAATACGTCACTTCTATTGTGTCGATGTCCGCAGGAGATGCTGCAAGGTAGTATTCTTTTGTGCTGTAATCATCCAGCTCCGCATCTACCACGAGTGTCAGCGAATTTCTGAACACATTGGCAACTCCGGAGTTATTACTTGCAGGGTCAGAAATGGATATGAGCAGCTTTTCTGCATCTGTTTCGAGCGTAGCAGGTACTATAAAGAATGTTGGTCCTATGTTGAGGGTCTCTTTACCTCTAAGATTTTTCTGCCTTCTCATTGCAGCCCTTGCTTCTGATAGGGTTGTTGTACTAGGTGCACCGGCAGTTCCAAGGTTCTTATGGTCAGCATGGAAAAGTGCTTTGCCGTCATATATTACGGGGTTGCTGCCGAGCATTTTATATACAAGCTTGTTTATTCCCCTGCTTGCTGCTCTGACATATGCCTCCGGTACTCTTGTCAGTACTCCAATATCATCATTAATGAGAGCTTGCCTTGTTATTCCCCATTCTCGTCCGAAAGTGGCTATTGCTTTCGATACTCCATGATCAGTCATTTCATCGAACTTAAATTCACCACTCTGGGTCATTGGTAACAAATCACCAGCTTCGGAAATCTGGTAATGGGTTGCAGCCTTAAAATCCGGGTTACTTCCTCTTCCGGTCCATACCTGGTAAGTTGTTCTTGCTGCCCTGTATGCAGTAGCCATTGTTTTATTAACCGAATCTGACAAGATACTTGCAAACTGGCTATCTGGAGATAATGCTGCTCTAAAGAGCTCATCATCACTAAGCCTGTGAGCATTAGATCTTCCACTTCTTACAAGGCATTCAATAGCAAGGTCCCTAAGTTTCATTCCTCTTATGTCCCTGGCCCCATCAGCCGGTTTTTCGATCACTTTTCCGGACCTTAAAAGAATGGCGTCTGATGCTGCCGACCTAAACTTATCAGCCTCATCTTTATCAACTCTTACCCCTGAGCCAATGCTTAAAGGTTTCATTTTCTGTTTTGCAACTTCCAGCATTGCAGCGCGAACTTGGTCAACTGTAGATCCATTTTCGATATACTCTTTAGGATCTACATCAAAATCCCTACACAAAGCTGTTATTTCGCTGACACGCTGCCTTTCTTCTCTGACAGCCTGTTCTCTCTCATTGTTAGCACTTGCAGTCCTTTCCTCTTCTGTAATTTCAATTTTAAGAGTATCAATTTCTTTCTGTAATGCATTAAATTCTGCCTGTTCTTCAGAAGTCAGCTCACGGTTTGCTGTCCTTGCGGCATCTACAATTTCCTGCTGTCTGAGTATCTTCTTCTGAAGCTGTTCCTTTTTGTTCATTTTAAACCCTCCTACAAAAATTTTTATTTATTTGAAGTTGTTTTTCGAAGATGCTCATCGGATTTACTTTTCTGGAATGTTTCTCGCTTACATTCAGATTTAATCCTAACGAGTCATCTTCTATATTACGACCTACACCTACGGACGGGTCTGCAGGTGTGGGTTCAATACTGATTTCAAGCGGTTCCCACTTGATTGCAACATATGCCGGGCCAGTAAATCTTCCATTTGCGGATTTCTTTCCTGCAGCAACTTCCTCCCAGCTGCTGACCGTATACCCGACAGATACTCCTTTGATAAGGCCCTTATTGACTTTCTGGAATACCCTATCACTGTTCTCATCATCATCAAAAGTAATCAAAGCCTTACCTTTATGTTCTTTTTCGTCAATCCATGCTTTTTCGATCTTCGCGATCGGCATTCGGCCATAGTTCGGATCACGGCCGTGGGTAAAAAGCACAGTACCGACTTCAAGCAATCTCGCAAGGTCAACGGCTCCCTCATCATGCGATAATATTTCAGGGCCAAACCACCTGTCATATGGTAGTTCTGAAGAAAAAGAAAGCTCCACTGTCCTGGAGTTTTCATCAATTGCTCTTATCTGAGCTCCAAATATTCTAATTTCCTGCATCCCCGTTTGGGGTTTCTTGAGTTCCGGCATTTGCTTTACCACCTCCTGTTAAATTTATTCCTAGTTGTTGAGCAAGATTTATTTCTGCTGCCCTTTGTTTTAGGACCTCTCTCCAATCCTCTCCACGTTCAGCACAAATCCTGGAGAGTGTATCTTGCCCGGTTTCGATAGCTTTAGCATTTGCTGATACCTCTTTCAGCGGATCTATCCAACTCCACCCGGGAGCAATCCACACATGCTTAAGGTATTTCTTGCGATCTTGCCAAAAATCAGGTATGTTAAGCTGTCCGGAAAGAACAGCAGAAATCAAAAATTCTGTATACACTTCTCTGCAGAAATGCTCAATAAGAAACTGCTGCCACATCATATATGTGCGCTGATCCTCCAACAATCCCTGACGAGCACTTGAATAGTTAACCTGAGACATATCCCTGGACACAGTTTCATATGATAGTCCCTGGCCGCTTCCGGCAAGCCGTTGTTGTGTAGATATAAAATCTTTGGCACTAGTTGCTTGCCCAGACGGTGTGACTGCAGTAACAGATTCACCAGGCTGCAGCTCCTGAATCATTCCAGGGGATATAGTACGCTGCTTATAGCCACTCTGATTATCTGTCTTCCCTCCACTTATCCCTCTGCCCAATGTTCCGGTAGGAGTCTGTTTAGTAATAAAAACAGATAGGCAAGCAAGAATTCTTTCTTTTACTGAAACAGCTTCAACGAATTCATTAACATCCCGGATTCTTGGCAAGGTTTTTGCCAAAGGAGCCATTTCTCGAATCTGTGTCGGCCGTGTTTTTCTCCATAGAAAGATTACTCGTTGGGCTTCTATTCTTTCAGATTTTCCAGTCCAGAAACCATCCGGTGAATACTCCTTAAGCCAATATGCCACAGGTTTATTGTACTGGTCCATTTCGATGCCGCCTATTACACGATTGCGGTTTAACCCAGGTGAGGCATATGCTGAAGTATCGAGATCATCGACTTCTCTAGCTTGAAGACTGAATGGCACAGGTCCAGTATTGGTATATGTCTTAACAAAAATTATTCCTCCATCTACAATTAGCCTTCTGATTGCCATGGCCTGCATTTCATAAAATGACTGTTGCCCTGTTACATCACAATTCCGTGGTCTGCACCATTCTGTCCAAAGTTCCTCAATCTGTTGATTAAGCTCATCCTCTTCTGTGCCGTCAGAGTTTAATACTTTGGCTTGCACTCGTATACCTGTTCCGACAACATTCCGTTCGAATGGTCCGATTATTGCTTCTGCAATATCGCTGTTTCTCTCAAGATCCCGGGCTCTGGCACGGATAATATCTCTTTGAGCTTTGTCAATCTGTTCTGCTGTTCCATTTACAGGTACCCATCCTGCATTTAACCGGTCGGTATTACCGGCATCATAAAAGCCCCTAAGGGCCTGGCGCCATGCTTCACGCCTGTATGCCCATGAGGGGCTGAAAAAACTAATAGTTTTGTCAAGCCAATTCAAAGCCATCACCTCCGATCAAACACAGCCACAGTGGTAGTAAATCCTTGCTGTTCTGCCAGCGCTATTTCTAACTTTTTACGTTCCTCAAACAGGATCCTCAAATCTGCTCTTCTAATGCGCCGGCTGCCAATTGAATATTCCTGAGCACCTTTTAATATCGCTGTTATGGCTGAATTTATCTGATCAAGTTGCTCTTGAATTGTCATCTTATCCACTCACCTTTCTGGTTAATCCATCTTCCGGATGTCTTTATGAAATCATTCTGTTGCTCATGTTGAAGCGATTCCGGTTTACTTTGTCCTGCCTGTTTAACAGTTTCAGGTTGTAGGTACCGTACATGAAGGAGATCCGCAGCAAGTGCAGCATATACCTCACAGTCCAAATAATGGTTTGCTGCATGAGAGCTTTTTAACTTCCACACCTCAACCTCACGACCGCCTCTTTTCTCTATAACCTTTTCTTCTGCGCATATCTGTTCTGCATATTCTCTGTCGCAACCTTTGTATACCATCCATGAACCAGGGCCGTTTGGCCGATTTAATCTGCCGGCAATCATATCTTTGTACTGCTGACCGTCTACAATATATAGCCTCATACCATAGGCTTTACTATCAACCTTATCAATGGTACTGATTTTGTACCTGGCCAATAATGGCGTGGAGGATCCTTTTACCGGTACCGCCCATTCCTGATTGATAACACAAAAATCATAGACCTCATCGGTCTTATCACCAGAATCCACAGCGCATAAGTTTACCTGGTAGTCATTTCCCTGACTATCTTTAAATGGCAGATTCATGATGTACTCTATATCATCCCAGGTATCTACTACCCCATGAGCAATATTCCAGCTAGTCATAGATGCGCCCCACGCCCGGATCGTATAATAGAAACGGTCTTTCTGCACATCAACGCCTGCTGTAATAAGCAGTGTACCATCAGGTACCACGCTTTCCTCATACTCGCTTTGATGTTCAAGAACTTTGTCTGAGTTCATCTTAACCTCCGTATTTTCCCATGGCTCTGCTAACCATGAGTTCACAAAGTTCATCAGGAGATCCGGATAATCTTTGGATTTCTTAAATTCATATGCAACATCTCCAAACCTTACCCATGGCGAATATATTGCATTAAGATGAAAAGCTGTTTTCCTAGTACCGATTTTCTTTTCTGATTCCCATCGGCCAGCCCGAAGCATTCCTGGTTTATGACCATCAGTTATAATCCCATGGCACTGTTCGCACTCATAATATGCTGTGGCCTGCACTTCTTCAGGTGTTTTTGCTGTGTCAGGCCATTTAATCTGTTTAAATCTAAATGTTTGATAATGCCCACAATGAGGGCATGGTACATAATACCGGCGTTGGTCATCAGCATTTTCCCATTCCTGCCAGATAGGTCCGTTTTTTAACGTAGGTGTTGATGTCTGAAATATCTTTTTGTTATGAGCAAAGGTTTTTGTACGTTCACGAGCCAAACTTCTCGGATCTGCTTCTTTCCCGGCACTAGGTGGATATTTGTCAACCTCATCCATCAGCAGGTATCTTATCGGTCTTGATGCTAATGACGCAGGAGAATTTGCTCCGGAAAGCACTACATACATACCATCAAATTGTAGCTCAAGCAGTTTGCTTTCCCTTTCCTGGTATCGATTGCGCAATTCGGGACAAATATTGATCATCGGCTGGATCCTGTTTTTACTGGTGTACTCGGCCAGGTCCAGTGTTGGATACACAATCAATGTCGGGCTGGGATCCTGTGCTATGATATAGCCAACGATATTGTTAAGAGTCTCGGTACCTCCAACCTGCGTCGGTTTGCAAAAAATAATCTCCTCGATATCCGGATCGTTAAATGCGTCCATGATACCTCGGAGATAAGGTGTCCGCGCTGTTCTCCACTGTCCAGGTTCGGCTGATGTTTTTGCATCCAGAACACGGTACTTATCTGCCCATTCAGAAACTGTCAAGCGCTCAGGAGGCTTTAATACTTTAAGTGCATTCTGTAGCCAGTCTGGCCATTCAATCCTTTGTCTTTTTCTGTGGCGCTTTGTATACTCCATCGATGCTAAGTTGTTCAAGAGCATCAAAAGTCAGCTCCGTTATCATTTTTTCAATCCTCCTGGCAGTTACTGAATCAACGTGGGCAGCCAGCTCCGTTGCGATCCGTCGACTATATGCCAGCATGGACCTTTTCAACACAACAAAAAACCGCTGCAGTTCAGCGGTAATTTCCTCTTTTCGAATATACTCTCCTCGAGTAACAGCATTTTTGAATTCTGCCTCCTGTGCTTTTTGCTCTTTTAGCTTTGCCTCGGCTTCGAGCTTCTTTTGAGTCCAAGATGTCTTTCCCGCATCCTCCTCAGTCTGAATGCCTGCGCTAGTTAATAGGCCTTTCCACATCAACACGTCTCGGATGGCCCACCAACCTCTCATTTCCTGGGGGCATCCTTGTGATTTCCAAAGTGACAAAGCCTGTTGAGTAATTCCTAATACCTCAGTCAAAGCAGCAGTGGTCATGCATATTTTCCCATTTATTATTTTTGCAAAGGGCTTTGCCATATGATCACATCCATTCACAAATTAACAAGCGAATTTTTCAAATTATACTGAGTGAAATCCCGGGCCTCGCCAGACCCGCATGAACCCTACCCCGCCGGAAGGACCCACAAAATACAATAAAAAAGAGCCTTACGGCTCTTATGAAAATTTTAAGTGATGCTATAAAAGTATTGTT